AGTTGTTGATGGTATCTCATGTCCTCGTGATGTTGATCCTATGATTCTTGAAGAAATCAAGATGATGAAGGAGAAACTTTTGCGAGGTGAGAGCATTAACACAGTTTTCAAGGGTTCATTAAAGGATGAACCTACCAAACTTACTAAGGACAAAGTTCGTGTCTTTGCGGCTGCGAACATGCCCTTTGTGATGTTGGTACGAGAGTATTTTCTCTCGCTTGCAGCATTAGTCCAGCGCAACAAAATTGTGACTGAATGTGCTGTTGGTACTGTTGTACAGTCCCCCGAATGGACTGAACTCTACAACCATATCGGAAAGTATGGTTGGGATCGTGCTATTGCTGGTGATTATGCAAAGTTTGATGGACGTATGAGTCCTCAATTTATGCTAGGAGCTTTCAAACTTCTTATCAGTTTTGCTGAGAGAAGTGGGAACTATGATGAGGATGACTTGATTATCATGCGTGGGATTGCGGCAGAGATTTCGTACCCCACTTATGATTATTTTGGAACATTGGTTCAATTTTTTGGATCGAATCCTTCTGGTCACCCTTTGACCGTTATTATCAACAGTTTCGTTAATTCCCTTTATTTGCGCTACACGTACTATTCGATTGCGCAGAAGAAGGGATGGTGGCGTACTCCACCTTTCCGTGAAGTTTGCTCTGCGATGACATATGGTGATGATAACATTATGACTGTTAAGAAAGGTTATGATGATTTCAATCACACTGCTATTGCTCAAGAGCTTGCTGACGTGGATATTAAGTACACTATGGCTGATAAGGAGGCTGAGTCTGTTCCTTTTATCCATTTGCGCGATGCTTCTTTTTTGAAACATTATGCTGTATGGGATAAGGAATTGGGTTTGTATCGTTCTCCTGTTGAGGATGGTTCCATCGCTAAGATGTTGCATGCTCATCTGAAATCAGATGTGCTTACTCCACAACAATCTAGTGCTGAAGCTATCCAGAATGTTGCGCTCAAGTATTTTGAATTTGGACGCGAAGTGTATGGATTAAGGAGGCAACAGCTTGAAGAAGTTGCTGTTGCAGCCGGAATCCGCCCCATTGTAGGTGAAATCATGACATATGATGAACGCCTGCAGTGGTACCGTGAGAAGTTCGACTTGTAAGTCGGCTTCATGGCCCAGCACTGGGGCCTATAGTACCGGTGGTTTGCGTTTCCTCATGCAATAAAAACCAAATAGGGATATGTTTGTGATAATAACGCACAGATTTGTAGGTTCTGCATTACCTATATTCTGTGGACAGGTGCAAACATAGGCTTTGTTGTCGTTATTTAGCGACGGGATTTGCCATCCCAAGAAAATAGCACTGTTATGTGTTGACTGATGTACCACTCATAATATTTTTATAAATTACATTACTAATACTTTATACACTTTATATGAATCTGCAGTAAATGCAGAAGATTTTTCTATGGATATCTCTAAAATCCATAGGGTCGAGTCTTTTGATGAACTCGATGAGGTTAAATTCCTCAAGTCGCGTAATAAAGAATTGCGTGATAAATTATCAAAGAAGTATCGCCACTGCAAGCAATTGCAGAGGCGTATTGAACAGCTTGAATCGATGATTTTGATTTCTCATTCTGGTGTCGTTTCTGATTCTCAACCTTCGCCCGGTTTGGCGGAGCAAGAGTCTCAACCGATGGTAGAAGCTCAGATTACTGCTTTTGCAGATCAAGATGCAGGCTGGAAGACAACCATTGCTGGTGCTTATGAGTCTACTATGGATTTGGGTAACAATTCCAATAGTGATCTCGGAGCATTTTTGCAGCGTCCTATCAGACAATCTGCTCAGACATGGTTGGTTGGACAACCTTTATTTTACAAGTTTAATCCGTGGACAGCTTTTTGTGAGAACCCTTTTGTTCGTGACAAAATTTCTAACTATCAATTGCTGCGCATGAAACTTAATGTGAAAATGGTTATCTCAGGAACTAAATTCCACTATGGAAGGGCTCTTGTTTCTTACAATCCCTTTACTCGTGGAGATCAAGTTACTGTAGATCGTTCCTTCATTCAGCAGGATCTTATTCAGGCGTCCCAGAAACCTCACTTTTTTCTTAATCCTACGAAGAATACAGGTGGTGAGCTTTGCTTGCCTTTCTTTTACGACAAGAATTTCTTGGACATTCCTGCTGCTGATTGGAGGGATATGGGAGAGATTACAATCAGTTCATTCGA